GCTAGGGTTACAGAAGGTGCGAAACCAGACCACTTCGCCGTAAAGCGAGGGGAACCAGCGTAGCACTTAATGTACCTTATCCCATGCCTCCAAACGGTTGTCCATTTGGAAGGATCGTCGTCGTGAATGAAAATGTCTCCCAGGGCCACTGGCCCACGGAGACGCCGGATATCTTGAGGTATTCCCTCTAATACCCGGAACCATGCTCGACGGAGATCCAGCCACCGATAATCGTCGCAGTGAGAACTGCGGCGAAGACCGTTGGCAAGGGTAATGCGAGAAAAAGGCTGATCGGGTTCGTCCTTCAAATAGAATGGCCTTACGGCCACTCCATTGAAGAAGTCACCACCACAACTTTCTCGAAAGGAACCAGAGAAGAAAGACTTCTTCTGATTCGTCTCAAGTCCGCAAAACCCTAGCATAGAAATAACATCCTTCGAAAGGGAAACATCGAAAATGAGGTCATCGCCAAAAGCGAAGATATCTTTTCCGATTTCCCCGGCGCCCGGAAGGGCGCTTATGAGACCAAGAAAAATCAAGGTCTCAAGTTCGAAGGTGAAACCATTCCCCATTGAGGAGAACTTTTCAAGGTGATGCCAAGCACCCCGAAAGAGAGTCCTCTTAGAACGAAGGTCATTCAGAACTTCGAACCAAGCTTTGGGTAATAGCAGCTCCACAAGGCTGCTACAAATGGTATCGCTAGCGTTTTTAAGGTCAAGGGTTGCAAGATCACCTCTGCGTGAGGAATCACAAGCGAGAAGCCTGTGAAGATCTTGGCCCCGATCGAGATCGATACCTCGACTCCTAAGTCTCTGGCGTATCACTTTGCCGTAGGCAAGCTGATAGAAGACATTAACACTAGGCTCTACGGCAATGCCGCGGTGTTTAGTGGCGTCTTTAGGAACCGTTGTAAAGCGGTTCCCCCGGACAGACAAAGGGACCTTACCGATGTCGCTGCAGGCGCGAGCCCACAGCGTACCGCTCCACGGAACGAGGAACGGCCAAGCATCGGTTGTGAAGGTTGGTTGGGTTGACATTTTGTCGGGGACGGTGGTCATCGCACCCCTGTCGCCAAAGGTCGCGCCGGGTCCGAACCTGCCCTGAACCAAATCAGGACATGGACCCAGGATGTCGCTTATATTTTTCCTTGCTCGCCGAAAAAAAGTGAGCAAGTCCGATTTCCAGAAGGGATTGAGAATCTCCTCGAGGATCGGAAACAAGCGGCGATTTGCGCGAAAACAACTTGCTTCACAAAGCAGAAAATTCTGCTCGGCGACGCCCTTTCGGTCGAAGCTGGTAGGGAGAGGCTCAAACTTCTTCAAAAAAGAGGTAGCTTGGGCATCCCGCCAGTAATCTTCAGACGAAAGATAGTTGCCCGGATCAAGCTCGAGTTGAGCAATTTGATCCCACTCAGAGTTCCGGATCAGTATCACTACTGTTAGGGCTCTAGGTGTGGCGAGGCCTTCGAGAATCTCTAGGGCCACATGTTTCACAAATTGTGAGAGCATGGAAGTAAGTCCGTTTCTAGACGAATCAGGTAGACGTGCTACCAGACCCGCCCGTCGGTGATCAGGTCGGCGCGAAGCCGGAGATGATCGAACCCGAGATCAGCGAAGTGGCCATCAGATTCACCATCTGTTTGCCGAATTCGCCGATATCGGCCGAAACCACGTTCTGCGGCACGGCGAAACTCGCCGTGAAGCTCATCGTGGAACGGACCTCGGTCTGACCGGTGGTCGAGTTCGTGTAGACGCTCGGGTAGGAACCCGAGATGTCGACACGACGAACGTCACCCTTCTGATTGGGTCGAGCGATGACCGAGAACCAGGGCTTTTGGCCCACGGTTCCCAGCGCGCTCGAACTCCGCCAGAGGGCGGCGCTCTTGTCACCACCGGAGGCCGCGATGAGGGAGTACGTGATGTCCGTCGTCCCGTCGTACTTTTTGACCGTAAGGTCGGTTGCGGTAGCCAAGGATTTCTCCTTCAAGAAACAGAGCTCTAATCAGAGATGCTTCATTTGTTGCACTAGCAGCGAAATTGCTGTAGCACCCCGGGTAACACTTATACTCTTAAGAGGGTTAAAGTGGAACACCGGAGAGATCAACCCAATCGCCCTGGTTTGCTCGAAATACTTGGTGGTCCAAGTGCGTTTAACCGCAAGTGGACCGAGACCAAGGTCCCGAGTATTGGACCAGTCGCGGACAGAGTTGACCTGAACGCGTGTGGTAGAACTCCCACCTTTGAGTTGAAAGCCCCAAAAATCGGAAAATGCAGAAAAGCATTGTCCGGCATTTGAGAACCAGTCAACGACAAAGGAGAACGGGACTGCTTCCCACGCGACAGATAGGGGATTCACAAACCCCATCTGATTAGCGAGTGCGATGTTCGGATTTTCGACAGCAACCAGGCCCCGCATTTTACAGGATACTTTCCAGGTGTCACTCTGGCGAGATCTGTAAAGATAGGGCCAGTTGATGTTTGAAGACGAGACATCTCTTCCGCCAGACAGGGCAGCTCGGGACTCGACTCGGACACC